TTAATAAAGTAACTACGACAAGGGGTGAGTTTATATGGAAGAGTGGAAATAGAGATAGCGAAGTTATTTGGGTTCCACACAAAAAAGGTAAGTGGGAAATTAGTTGGGTCCCAGAGATTGGAGAGCAGAATGTTATCTCTTCTAGATTCAACAGGAAATTCCCTGGAAGGTCCGATAACTTGGTTGCAGGGTGTGACCCTTATGACCATGACACCACTACTGATGGTAGGAGATCTGACGCTGCTGCTCATGTATTTCACAAGTTCAGTATGTCAAGTGATGCGTCTATGCAGTTTGTATGTGAGTACATTAATAGACCACCTAAGTCGGAGATATTCTACGAAGACATGATTAAGATGTGTGTCTTTTATGGTTGTCAGATATTAGTGGAGAACAATAAAGTAGGAATACTTAAGTACTTTGAGAATAGAGGTTACTATGAGTACCTGATGGATAGACCAGAAATGACTCATACTGAGTGGAGTAAGGGTAAGCAAAAGACAAAGGGTATACCTGGATCTGGAGCTGCAGTTATAAATGCTCAAGCTGAGGCTATAGCTACATACGTATACGACCACGTAGGAATACTTCCTGAGACGGGAGAGATGGGAAGGTGTTATTTTAATACCTTACTTGATGATTGGAGTAGATTCGAGATAGATAATAGAACTAAGTATGATGCGAGTATATCCTCATCTTTAGCTTTACTAGCTTCTCAGAAATATATAAAACCAAAGCAAGAATTAAAAATGTCATCACCTTTAGTTAAGAAGTATAACAATAAGGGGATGTTTAGTAAAAAACTAAGATAGATATGCTTAACAAGAAACAAGAATCAAACGGCTACCCATCTCCTTTGTCTACAAACGAAGAGAAAAGTTCTAAGGCTTATGGTTTAAATTATTTCAGAACCATGTACTACGAGTGGCATAACAATAGTGATGCTTACTTTAGGGATAAAAAGCTAAGGTACTCTAGGAATAGAAGTTATGCTGAAGGTAATCAAGACGTTGGTAAGTACAAGGATTTAATGGATGCTGAGGGAGACACGTCTTACCTTAATATTGATTGGACTCCTGTATCTATAATACCTAAGTTTGTTGACGTTATCGTTAACGGGATGGTAAACCAGGAGTACGATATAAAGGCTCAATCTATTGATCCTGTTGCTGCAAACAAAAGGCTAGAAAAGAAGAAGAAGATGTATGGCGAGATGCTATCCAAAGACTTCTTAAATAACCTAGAGGATGAGACTGGTGTACCATTATCTCCTACTGGGTTTGTAGCTGAGAGTTCTGAAGAGGTTGAGATGTTTATGGCACTTAACTATAAGCAGAACGTTGAGATAGCTTTAGAGAAGGCTATTGAGTATACTTTAGATATAAATGATTACGCTGAGGTTAAGAGGTACATGATTCGTGACTTAGTTGTCTTAGGCTTATGTGCAGCTAAGACTGACCTATCTGCATCTAGTGGTGTTAAGATACGTCACGTAGACCCAGCAAACTTAATAACATCATTTTCTTCTAGTTCTGACTATAAGAATATAAGACACGCAGGAGAGGTTTACTCAATGACTATAGCTGACTTAAAGCAGCAAGCAGGAGATGAGTTTAGCGAGGAAGATTATATTAACATAGCTAACGAGTACGCTGGGAAGAATAACAACCCAATGAACTTTAACACTTCAGCTAGTTACGATAACGGGGATAATTCCTATGACTACGATAAGTTTAGTATTAATATATTAGATGCTGAGTTTATTACAAGTCACGAGTTAAAGTACGAAAAGAAAGATAACACTAAGGGTGGTTACTCTGTAAATAAGAAAGCATCCAACTATAAACAACCTAAAAACTCTAAGACAAATAGACAGGCTATTGGTTCTACTGTAAAGGTTGTATATACAGGAAAATATATAGTAGGTTCAGACTACGTATTTAACTACGGGTTAATGAAGGATATGCCTAGGAAGAAGTCAGCTCTATCTGAGACTAACTTATCTTATATTATCTACCAGCCAAACCTATACAAAATGAAGAGTCGTTCTTTAGTAGATAGAATGGTTCCTTTTGCTGATCAGATTCAACTAGCTCACCTTAAGATTCAACACGTACTTGCTAAGGCTAGACCAAAGGGTGCTGCGTTTGAGGTAGGTTCTTTAGAGAACGTATCTAAGGGTGACGGTGGTACGTTTACCCCAATGGAGTTACAAGAGATTTACGATCAGACAGGTAATATCTATTACAGACGTATAGACGATGAAGGTCAAATGACTGGTTCTATGCCAATACAAGAGTTAGAAAATGGTATAGGTAAAGACTTCGGTACTCTTATCGGTGTCTACAACCATAACATGCAGATGATTCGTGACGTTACAGGTATTAACGAAGCACGTGACGCATCTAAACCATCTAGTGAGGCTTTGGTAGGTGTTCAGAAACTTTCTCTCTTAGCGTCCAACAATGCAACTAGAGATATTAATGATGCTTACCTTAATGTTACCAATAGAGTATCTAAGAGTATTACCGTAAGGATGCAAGACTTAGTAAACTTTAAAGGTCTTCACAGTATGTACGCTAATGTTATTGGTGAGACAGCTATGGAGTCTATAGATATGATGAAGAAGCTATCCATCCATGAGTTCGGTATTACCTTAGAGGTTGCACCTAACGAGGAGGAGAAGCAGATGATGGAACAAAACATTCAGGTATCTTTAGCTCAGAAAGAGTTAAGGCTAGAGGATGCTATCATGATTCGTACAGTTAGAAATGTGAAGATGGCTAATCAGATGTTAATCCTAAGAAGGAAAAAGTATCAGGCTGAACAACAAGACCAAGCAAAACAAGCTTCAGAGCAAAACGCTCAACTACAACAACAGACGGCACAGCAGGCAGCACAACTTAAGCAACAAAGCCTACAGGCAGAGATGCAAATAGAGGGAGCTAGAGTACAAGCTAAAAGTCAGGCAGATATGCAACTGAAGCAATTAGACTACCAACTTAAAGAACAGTTCGAGCAGGCTCAACACCAGAGAAGGTTAAGAGAGATTGAACTTGGTAACTTAGGTAAGGAGGGTGCAGCTTCATTGCAGGGTGGAGTTCGTAAAGAGGTTCAGCAGCAGTCTGCTATAAACCAATCTCAGATGATAGAACAGAGAGATGGTAAGAGAGGACCTCTGGGTGAGGAGACAAAAGAAATCCCTCAATAAATTGCCCTTTTAATAAAAAAGGTTATATTTGCGAAATACGAATAAGTAAATTTAAGCAAAGATGGATATAAGAGACGAGTTAGTAAAACAGTTTGGAGGTGAAGTAATTCAACAACAAACACAAGGAAATATCGTTGACTTAACTGGTGATGAAAACCAAGCAGTTGAGTTAGAGCAACCTATAAACGAGGAGCGATCTGACGTTATAGACTTGACAGGAGAAAGTTCTTTTAATAATGAGGAGACCAGTGTTGATGAAAATCAAGGTGGTCAACAAGAAGAGTACGAGGGAATCAGTGACGAACAAATCTTTCAACACCTTAGCGATAAGCTTGGGCGAGAGTTTACGTCTTATGATGATTTTGACACTACCAGTGAGACAACAGAAAATAATGACTTTGCAAGCGAGCAGCTACAGGTTATTAATGACTACGTTAGAGACACAGGTAGAAGTGTTCAAGATTACCTAAACACTCAAACTGTTGATTTAACTGACGTGTCTGATGGAGCAGTAATGAAGGAGTATCTACGAGTAGAGAATCCAAGCCTAACTGAAGCTGAGTTAAGTGACTACATTGCAGCAACATACAAAACAGACTCTGAAGAGTACACTACGAGGGACACCAACGCAGGTAAGGTTCAACTTACGAAGGACGCTAGAACTGCCAGAGATTACTTTAATCAGATTAAAGAGGATTACGCTATGCCAACTGAGGCAGGTAGTGACCCTGGAGTGTCTGAGGAAGAGAGAGGGGAATGGTTGAATGAAATGGAGGGAGAGGTTAATGACCTTGAAGGTTTATCTTTCTCTATGAATGACCAAGGCGAAGAGTTTACTTACAATCTAGATGACGATGCTCGTCAGGAGATTAAGAGTTACAACTCTGACCTAGAGAACTTTTTCGATAAGTATGTAAGCGAAGGTGGAGACTGGAACTTTGACGCTCTGAATACAGATATGTACATCCTAAACAACATTGATAAGATTGTTAGGGGTGTCGCTAATCAGTACAGAAGCAAGGGGACAGAGAGCGTAATTAATGAGATTAAGAACCCATCGTTTGTCCAAGACAAGCAGGGTACACCTCAAAGACAAGAGTCAACTCTCGACATGTTGAGAAAACAAATTCTTGGTTAAAAAACAAAATTAATTTTCATTTTAAAATAAAACAAAATGGCAACAGTAAATATACCTTCGGGTTTAATAGCTACACCTTCTAATGTAGCAGTTGCAACAACTTCAAACTATGTAGGTACTTCAGCATTAATTAACGCTGATGGTAACGCAAGTGCAGATTTGCATAAACGTGATGTTGATGAGCAACTAATTAAGAGATACGGTAATCAAGGGATTACTGGATTAATGGAACTTTTAGGTTCTAAAAAAGAAACAACAGCTCAAACTTTTGAGCACTATGAGGAAACTCTTCTTCATAATCACTTCACAGGGGCGATCTCTAGTAACGATTTAACAATCGCCAATGCTTTTGATGATCAAGGTGATGCTTCAGGTAATACAGCAGTTCGTGATGGTGACCTTTTATTAGGTAACACTGGTGTTATGTATTATGTAACTGGTAAGGCTAATGGTGCTGCATCTTCTCAACCAGAAGATAACTTTAAATGTAAACTAGTTTCTTCAGGTGCTTTAGCTGGATCTCCTGCTGATACATCATTTGCTATTGTAGGTAACGCTCATGCAGAGCAAACTGATCAACCAGGTGGTATTACTCCTCGTGTAGATCACTATTCTAATAAGTGTCAAATTATTAAAGAGTCGTTTGTAGTTTCAGGTTCTGAAGCAACTAATGCTATTTACGTAAAAGTTAACTCTCCTGAGATGGGTACTGGTTACTTATGGTACTTACAAGGTGAAGCTGATACTTACCAACGTTTTCAAGATTACTCTGAGCTAGCAATGATTGTAGGTCAAACTTCTTCTTCTTTGGAGGATGGTGCTGACACATCAGCAGGTGGTACAGTTAATACTACAGAAGGTCTTTTACAGTTTATGGAAAACAAAGGTCAGTCTATGGATCTTGGTTCTTCAGCAATTACTATGGCTGACTTTGATGCTGCTGTTAAGTCTTTAGACAAGCACAGAGGTGCAAAAGAAATGGCTCTTTATTCTGGTATTAATTTATCTTTAGATATTGATGACTTATTAGCTACTCAAGGTGCTTACGCATCAGGTGGTGCTAACTATGGTACTTTTGCTAACAACAAAGACATGGCGTTAAACTTAGGTTTCAACTCGTTCTCTCGTGGTGGTTACACTTTCCACAAGAAAACTTATGACCTATTTAACAGACCTGACTTATTAGGTGGTGCTGGATTTAAGTACAATGGTTTCGGAATGTGTATCCCTATGGATTCACAGAAAGATGCTAAGTCTGGTGAGAAGATTCCTTCGTTAAGAATGCGATATAAAGCAGCTAACGGGTACTCTCGTGAGATGGAGCACTGGTTAACTGGTGGAGCTATTCTACAGAACAAAACTAACGGAGTAGATGAGTTACGTTGTAACTACAGAACTGAACGTGGTTTTGAAGGTTTTGCACCAAACCGTTTCTTATTATTCAAAAAATCATAATTAATTAATACTTAAAAAAACATAAGAAAATGGAAAAATATTTTTATTTCAGAAAAGACGCTACTGCGGCTAATGATGATGATCAAGTGAATGGATCAAACCTAATTAAGGTCTCAGACCTTATTAGCATGGAAGCCACAGCTAATACATCATTGGTTCTTAGATTTAAGCCAAGAATGAATGCTTACAGTGGTGGAGAGGGTGCTAATGAAGACTATATTACAGATATTTTAACACTAACTGTTGGCGATAACCTACAGAGAACTGTTATTGAAAATATTTGTGCTGCTATTTCTAAACCAACTATTGCTGGTCATTCAAACTTAATTGTTTTGTTTGATGCAAATGGAGCTGATGGATTAGATGGCATTACAAATGTTGTTACTGCTGTAGCTGCTGCTCAAGCTTAATAGCTAACAACTATTAATTATATTACTGGAGGGGGCTTTGTTCCCCTCCTTTTATAACTTCAAGTTAATTTTAGACAATTATTATGACATCAAAACACACAACAGCAAGGAAGGCTGTAACACCTCCACAATCTACAAAGGTCGTAGCTCAAGCTCCCATAGTAGAAAAGAAATTTATACCTCAATTTTCTAATAGAGAACAGGACTATAAGGCTACTGTATACTCTTTGGTTCCTAAATCTAAAAAAAGAAATGGTATGCCTCAATATCCTGTAGTTTGCTTATTAAAAGCTGAGGATATTATATTTGACCCAACAACTGGACAGAACAGAAAGATTAGATACGTTCCTGGAGAAGCTTCTATATACGTAGAGGATCACCCAGAGGGAGCTAAAATGAGAGATCCTATCTCTTTTAATAATGGCTACCTATTTGTAGATCATACAAACCCAACATTAAAACTTTACCTAGATAGCTGTAACGCTAATGGTAGTAACCCACATAGGATTAAATCCAAGACTAAGTTATTTACAGTGAAGGACGATCAGAAGTCTGCACAGGATAGAATCTCTCAGGTGGCTGATGTTATGGATGCTGTACAAAGTGCCCTTAAAATGCCTCTAAATGAGCTTGTAGGGTACGCAAAGGTATTAGGTGTCAACACTAACAAGAGTGTAGATGAGATTCGCTGGGATATGAAAGTCCAAGCAGAGAAAAATCCTACAGCTTTCTTAGCAGGGATGAATGATCCTCGTACAGAGATGAAGCAACTTTTATTAATGGCTCAAGAGTCAGGTATCATATCAATGAAGAAAACAGGTGTAACTTGGGTATCCTCAGGTAATACAATATGTGTCCCTGCAATTGGAGTTAAGCCTATCGAGAGAATGGTAGACTTCTGTTCTGAAGGTGAGGGAGAGCAGATATACTCTGAGATAGAGCGTAG